GGATGTGATTGTAAAGGGTCCTAATGGTGAACTAGATGCCGTATCGCTTGGATAATTATTTAATAACAATGTAATCTTTGAGTTACCTGTAAGAAGCTTAAAGTCTGGTATAAATCTTTTAACAGACATAAAGAACTCACCATCACCTCTAAGATCAGCAAGACCGGTCGTGCCTCCTAATGCACTACGTCTAGCAGATATGTCATAATCTCCGGATTTAATAAATGCAGCAATAGCTGTAGTGCCTGAACTATTTACTTGATCAGTTCCTACTTCATGAGCATAGTAAGTTGATGCTCCAAATCTATTTGTAATACCTTGAATATCAAAATTTGGAGTTGCTGTTTTATCGTATTCAGTTGCATATGGTACATCAAATACACCTGCATCTACATAACTTGTTCTTGCCAAAGATCCTGTAGTCCAAACTTGTTCTGCATAATTATATGTAACAACTCTATCTATTTGATCTGATCCTGACTTTGGATAAAACCAATTTACTTCACTGTATAATGTATTGTGTTCTGCGTAAACAATATCACTTGCATTAAAATTAATTCCTAGATTATCACCATCTGTTGTAAATACAAAATCTTCAACTAAACAAGGTAATGATTTTACCGTACCATCATAAGCAAAGAACCCACCTTCACCTGACATCCAAAATACAATACCATCAGAATAACTCAAAGCATGTTTACCTATTAATCCACAGTTTGTACCAACTTGTTTTACAGAAAAAGTAAATGGTGGACCAACAAATTGAATTACATATGCAGAGCTATCTGTTAAAACCAAAGTATAATCTTTACCAGATACAGCACCTACAATTTTATTTCCTTTGTCCAATCTAAAACTACCGGCAGTATTTACTGCAGTTGGTGTATATGTATTTAGATCTTCTTGATTTGAAAATCTTATAAACATAGGATCAACGGTCGATGTATCTCCTATTGTTGTTTCAGTTCCAAAATGAAACAAGTGTCTATCTCTATCAGAAACTTGTGTTAGTCTAGATGACGTAGGATTGTTTGACGTAGAAAAATTTGTGGTTGTTGTAGATGCTCTGATTGTTCGTGCGTTTGATGCACCTGCATTCCATGTAAATGTTTTACCGCCTGCTACGGTTGCTACTAATACTTCTCCAAAGTTATCAAGACTCCAGAGGCCTGGTTCCAGAATCACGTCACTAACTGTTCTTTCTGTGCCCCACGTACCATCACCCCAGAGATATGTACCCCAACCATAACCTGCTGTTTGAAATGTTGGACCAACTTCAACGTATGGATTAACTGTGGCTGATCCTGCTGCTGTAATTCCTGCTCCGGATTCTACTGATGCCATTGTAATTGTAAAACTGTTTGTGCTAGACGTTACAATTTCAAAAGGTTTAGCAGTAAAATCTGATGCTGTGTATCCTGTTCCTGATCCAGGTAAAGTCACAGAAGTAAATGTAATATATCTTCCTACATCTAAATTATGTGAAGTTTTATTAACAGTTACAGTTGCTGAATTATTTGTAGTTGTGAATGTGAATCCGCTAATAGCCGTATCTAAGGGAGAAATATCATAAAAGTCGTTTCCATAATATAAAAACAAACCTTGTGTTGTTCCTATAGCCGCATATTTTTCACCCGCAATACTTGTCCAGCTATGCTGTGCACGTGCTACACCAGGTAATGTTAAGCTACTTGCAGTCAGTTGATTCCAACCACCTATTTTTTCTGGTAATCCATATCTAAATCTAACAAAATCACCATCCACCCATTGAGACTCGGCTCCAGATTCTGTTGTCATCTTGTTAAAACCAGGCTTGAAATTTAATTTTTGTAGCATATAACCTACTATATAATACTTATGAATATAATGAAAGCGAGAATAATTTGGTTTCCCGAACGGTTATCATACATAGATTTTGACTCTTTACAAGATAAAATAGATTGGGATCTAAAGCATTTAGAGGCTGTTCGTCAATACATGAAAGAAGATGGGTTGTTGTTTCCTGCCGTATTTAAAGATGACGAAATACATTGCGGTCATTATAGATTTAAAATAGCAAAAGAAATGGGCTATGATGGTATTGATGCCTACAAAGTAGACACTTTTAAAGAAGCTCTGCATTTGACTAATTTTAGTGAACTGTGCTATAAGCATTACAAAGAATATAAAGAAAAAAATTATGTATGAATCATTAACAGAAGCAACTAAATTTCACGCTATAAATCAAAACAATTGGATTGGAGAAGCATTAGCGGAGTACAAACATGAAATTTTTAATTTAATAAAAAAAAATAATATATCAACTATTTTAGATTATGGTTGTGGTAAAGCAAAATTTCACCCCATCCTATTTAACAATCCAAAAGTTCCAGGTTCGCCTATGGGAATAACAATTATTCCATACGATCCTGCTGTTGCCAAATTTTCAAATAAACCAACTGGTCAATATGATTTAGTTATCTGTATTGATGTAATGGAACATATTCAAGAAGATAAAGTAGATGAAGTTTTAAAAGATTTATTTAGTTATAGTGATAAAGTTTTTTTAACTATTACCTGTTATCCCGCTATGCAAGTTTTACCAAATGGTAATAATGCACACTACACTATTAAAGAACCAGATTGGTGGAAAGAAAAATTAAAACCATATGATGGCAATCATATTACAATATTTCAAACTAAACCGGACAGAGGAGGTAAAACTGTTAATAAAGAAGAATGGAAACCTAATAAAATTACAATAAAAAAATTAGAAAAAAATGACAAAACTTTGGATAATAGTCAAAAAGAAAAATCAAAATTACTATGAAAGAAAAAACAGTTAACATAGATAATTTTATAGGTGTTTATGATAATTATATTACTGAAGAAGAATGTAATAAAGCTATTAAATTATTTGAAGATCAAGATAATTTTAATCGTACTGTAAATAGAATAGGCGGAGAAAAAGCTTCAATACTACAAAAACAAGATCAACAATTTTTTGCATCTCCCAATAATATTGATATTTGGTGGAGTGATTTAAAACCCATGATGTTAAATTTTGATATTGCTTGGAAACACTATGTAAAAAATACAGGAGCAGACGACGCTTATGGAGTGCCTTTTCATTTCACTAATTTAAAAATTCAAAAAACTTTACCAACAGAGGGATACCATGTTTGGCATATAGAACATGGTCAAGGTTATGATAACGAAGCTAGAGCTTTTGTTTTTTCAATATATTTAAATGATGTAGAAGAAGGTGGAGAAACTGAATTTTTACATTTTTCAAAAAGAGTAAAACCTAAAAAAGGTAGAATAGTTATTTGGCCTTCAGCCTTTCCATATCTACACAGAGGAAATCCACCTTTGTCTGATAAAAAGTATATACTAACATCTTGGATGCTTTTAAGATAATGGACCATAGAGACAGTATAATACATATTAAAAGAATAATTCATCCTGAATTTATAGAAGTAATGATACCTTTTATAAATCACAAAGCTAAAAAAGATTTAAAAGTTGGTCCAGCTGGCGATTTAAAAAAAGATATTAGAAATGTAAAAGGGTATTCTTTAAATTTTGAAACTCCTACTAATTTATTTTATTGGAATTTTATAAAACAAGAAATAGAAAGATTGTATATATTTTATAAAAGTCAATTTCCTAAAATGTTGAGTAACAAAATAAATCAAATGGATTTGTTAAAATATAATGTTGGAGGAAAATATGAAGTTCATACAGATCAATATACCACGTCGCCAAGAGCTTTGAGTATTATTATGAATTTAAATGATGATTATAAAGGTGGTGATTTAATTTTTACAGATCAAAAGGATAATGAAATTAGAAGATTAAAAT